ATGCATTAGAGATAAGAAAATGGACGAAGGTATTTCACCAGTGCCAAAAGATGGAAAATGTCCAAATGGATATACACTATCTCCAGATGGTAAAAAATGCATTAGAGATAAGAAAATGGACGAAGGCAAAGACATTATTGAAAATTACTTCGTGCATGTCGCAAAACTATTTGAAGGCGAAGAAGACAAGGCTGAAATTGTTATGGCCGCAAAAGACATGGTCAACAGAGTTACAGGCTGGATGGAAGACACAGCAGAAATGCAAGCTGAATCAATGCTAGAACTAGGCGATGCTATCCGTGACGAAATGGGGCAAGTACAATCAGAACAATTTATTCAAACAGTTAAACCTGGCTTAGAAAGTTTATACGGAGCCTTAGAAAGCACACGGGCAGCTTTGACAAGCGGCGTAGCCCAACTAACAGGCGAAGAGGATCCTGCACAGGCAATGGGTGATGAGATGCCAGCTGAAGAACCTGCACCAGAGGGTGATGTTCCAGCTCCAGAAGGTGATGACTTTGAAGCAGCAGAACCTGCCGCAGGCGGTGAAGAAGAAGCTGGTAGAGAAAAAAGAGAATCAATCGAACGCTCAATAAGACTAGGGCAAATTTTAAGTTCAAAAAAAAAGTGAAAATCAATGAAGTAACGCAGGATAGTTCACTCCTTGTACAGGTGCTTAGAACTATTATTGCAAGTGCTGATCGTAAAGGCACACCTGTATTTTTACATTTCTCAGACGCAGAAAAAGAAGACATAAAGCAAGGCGCTAAGAACTTAGATCTTAACAAAATCATGCAAAACGTAGGCGGCGAACAGTTCGACTACGGTACTTTCAAAGCCGCCTACGATACAGATCCCCGAGTAAAAACTATGGTTGCAAACTTTAGTGAAAAAGGTATTGAACCCAAAACTAAAGAAACTATTCAATCAGACACTCCACAACAAGACGCAGAAGGTGATAAAGTTGCTCAGATGGCAAAAAGTGCAACCAACCTTGGCGACAATTTATAACTTGACATTTAAATACTTTTCATGTAACATACTAACATGTGGAGAAAATATCTATGACTGATAGAACAGATGAAGAAATCATCGAACAAATCAAACATATTATCGAAACAAACGTAAAACCAGCTGTTGCAAGCCATGGAGGCGTGATTGACTTTGTCAGCTACAAAGATGGACATTTAGATTTAATTCTAGGTGGAGCATGTAGCGGATGTGCGAGTAGCACTATTACACTTAAAATGGGTGTAGAAAATATGGTCAAACACTATGTACCTGAAGTAAAAACTATTTCAGCTGAGGATGATCCTAACTCAACAGTTGATCCTTACTACGCTATGGATCCATTTATGGAACGTTGGGACGAATATGAAGAGATTGTGGATGACACTGATAAAAGAAAAGTTTGATTATAAACCTATTGAACGAAAACAAATTGATGGTAAAAGAAAGTACCTAACACCAGACGGCTTTGCTGTTGCAAGTGTGACGACTATTCTAGACGCTACAAAAGATAAAACACATCTTATAGCATGGCGTAAACGTGTAGGAGAACAAAAAGCACAAGAGATTGTAACAGAAGCTTCTAGTGTTGGTACTAGAATGCACAAATATCTAGAGGATTTTGTAGAAACAGGCGAGTGGGCTAAGCCAGGTAGTAATCCGTATGCTCAACAAGCTCATAAGATGGCTGAGCAAATAAAACATAAAGCTCTGTCAGATGTAGATGAAATATGGGGCAGTGAAGTAAATTTGTATATGCCTCAGATGTATGCAGGCACAACTGATCTTGTAGGACAGTACAAAGGCAATGCCTGTATTATGGACTTCAAACAAACCAACAAGCCTAAAAAAGAGGAATGGGTTGTTGATTATTACCTACAGTTGGTTGCGTATGCAGAAGCACACAATGAAATATATGGCACTGACATACGAGAAGGACATGTGTTCATGTGCAGTAGAGACTTACAATATCAACAGTTTGACCTTTGGCCACATGAATATGACGAGTGGCGCCAAGAGTGGTACAACAGAGTATACACCTACTACGAGAAGCAAACGGCATAAATACTTTAAATAATTAGGAGTGTTTAATGGCTGTTGTACAGATATCACGTATACAAATCAGAAGAGGACAAAAAAATCAAGGTTCGGGCTTGCCGCAATTAGCAAGTGGAGAACTTGGTTGGGCTATTGATACTCGCGAATTGTATATAGGAAATGGTGCTGTAAGCGAAGGAGCACCTACTGTAGGTAACACAAAAGTTTTAACACAGTACGATGATATATTTTCTTTAGCTGATTCATATTCCTATAGAGCAGACGATACTTTTTTACAAACTGGTGCAACCGCTGTCAATCCTACCAAAAGAACTTTACAAGACCGTTTAGACGATAGAGTAAGTGTAAGAGCTTTTGGAGTCACAGGTGAATCTAGCCAAAACGCCACTGCACTTTTACAAAGAGCAATAGATCAACTATATCTTAATGCGGCTATAAAGGGCAGTGAAAAAAGCAGAGTAGTTTTACATTTAGAACCTGGGATATACACAATAGATGGTACCGTTTACATTCCACCTAATGCAACACTTAAAGGTGCAGGTTCTGATAAAACTGTAATTAGACAAACAACAAATGCACCTATATTCCAAACTATAAACGACCATACAAACACATTACCAGGTGTATATGAGCCAGATAGTTCTAGCACCAATGCTAACCAAGCAAGAAATATTTCTATTTCAGGTATGACATTAGAAAATACTATTGCTGACAGTAAAGGTTTACATGTTCAAACATGTAGAGACAGTGTATTTGAAGATTTAATTATCAAAGGCCCTTGGGCACAAACAGACAGCATGCCTGTTGATTATGATAATGATATTGGAATTTTAATTACAAGTTTGTCAGGTGCAGTAGAAAGTAAAGACAACAAATTTATTAATTGTAAAGTGACTGGCTGGGCATTTGGTGTAATGAGTAACTGGGATATCAATCATCATATATTTGATAATTGCACGTTTTCTACTTTAGGACATGGTGTGGCTTTTGGTGTTGACATGACTTTAGGCTCAGCATCACAAGGGACATCGAAAGGTCCAACTAATACTTTAATTTCAAACAGTAAATTTTTAGATATTAATAGGCACGGAATATGGATTCAAAACGGAACATTCAATACCAGTAAAAGTAACAGTTTTGAATCAGTAGGTAACGAATCAGGCGCAGAATACCAACCTGTATATGCAATCATAAATTATAACATTGAAGGCAATCAAAGCATAAATGATTATTTTTCACGTTCAGCTGAACTTTCATACGGAACTGACAGCATTAATGATGTACCGTATGTGCCGGAAGTTACAGGAGTTGTTGACTACACATCAGGATATCATATTATTAGAAACATAGGCAGAAACACAGCAGGTTATAGATTATTTAGGCTACCAGGATTTGGCCATCATGTGTACACACTGACATATCAAATGGTTAGTAACACTTATGAAATGCAAAGGTCAGGAACACTCAAAATCACTGTAGAACCACGTGCCACACCAAGTGTCACAATATCAGACGACTACGATTACACAGGCGATGCTACTTACGAAGATTCGATAAGTTTTGAATCAGAAATTTTAGATCTAGATTCAGACTTGACAAATGACACAGTTGGTGTTAAAGTAATTAGTGATATGCCAAGTAATGACAGTACATCATTTAGATTCAACGTCAACATTGCCAAGTCAAATATTGGTTAATGTTTGAACTCAGGACGTTTGAAGAACGCCTTAAGAATTGGGCTGATTTTCGTAGTCAGCTTGAAAGTTCTGACAATCCTCTAAAAGATGTCATAAATTATTACAATCTAGCTCCCTTGGTAAGTATTAACGTTGATCCTTGGGATAAAGATATTTGGCCTAACGCATGGGAGCTTATAAATGAAAATCAGTACTGTTCTTTCTGTAAAGTTTTAGGTATGTGTTATACACTACAGTTAACAGAACGCTTTAAGGACGGTGCTTTTGAGATACATATTGCAAGTGATAATAAAAACTCATCAACACATTACTATCTACTTGTAAACAAAAAAACTGTTATAGGATATAAGGAAGACGATACAATGGACATACAAGCCTTGCCGGAAACTTTATATTCACAACGGATTTATGAGATGCAAAACATAAAATAAATACGAAATAGAGGTAAAAAATGACAAATGGAACAATGATTATAAAACGTGACGGCACGAAAGAACATCTTAATATAGATAAAATACACAAGGTAGTAATGTTTGCTTGTGAAGGACTAGCAGGAGTAAGTGCAAGCCAAATTGAAATGAATGCTAACATACAATTTACTGATGGCATGACTACAAAAGAAATACAAGAAATTTTAATTAAAAGTGCAAATGATTTAATTTCACTAGAATTTCCTAACTACCAATATGCCGCGGCACGTTTGTTATTGTATGGAACATATAAAGAAATTTTTGGTGAATACAAAACATTATCTCTATTAGATGTAATTAAAAATAATATTGAAAATGGTGTATACGACCCTGCAATTTTAGAATCTTATACAGAAGATGAGATTGCAAAACTAGACAGTTACATCCATCACAAGCGTGATGAAAACTTTACCTACGCAGGTTTGCGTCAGGTAGTTGACAAATATCTGTGTCAGGATAGATCTACAGGACAACTTTTTGAAACTCCTCAATACATGTATATGATGATTGCTGCTACGTTGTTTGCAAACTATCCAAAAGAAGATAGACTTTATTATGTTAGGAGATATTATGACTCGACCTCGCTTTTTAAACTCAACATTCCAACGCCGGTCATGGCGGGAGTGCGAACACCGGTCAGACAGTTCGCAAGTTGTGTCCTTGTTGATTCGGACGACACCCTTGATTCCATTTTTGCCAGTGATATGTCTATTGGACGTTACACGGCGCAGAGAGCTGGCATCGGCATTAACGCGGGGCGCATCAGAGGAGTTAATTCAAAAATTAGAGGGGGCGAAGTTGCACACACAGGAATCATCCCATTCTTAAAAAAGTTTGAAGCTACTGTTAGATGTTGCACACAAAATGGTGTACGTGGAGGTTCAGCCACCACACACTTTCCTTTTTGGCATCAAGAGATTGAAGACATCCTTGTGCTGAAAAACAACAAAGGAACAGAAGACAATCGTGTAAGAAAATTAGATTATTCAATTCAGTTGAATAAAACAATGTATGAAAGGCTTTTATCTGGTGGAGACATTACTCTTTTCTCGCCACACGATGTGCCAGGACTATACGAAGCATACTTTGGAGATCCAGACAAGTTTACAGAACTTTATGAATCATACGAAAGAAAAACATCTATTAAAAAGAAAACTATTCCAGCAATGGAACTGTTCAGTGCTTTAATCAAAGAACGTGCAGAGACAGGACGTATCTATATTATGAATGTAGATCATTGCAATACACACAGTTCATTTAAAGACACAGTATACATGAGTAACCTATGTCAAGAAATTACATTGCCTACTAAACCACTTCAACATATTGATGACGAACAAGGAGAAATTGCACTTTGTATTTTATCTGCAATTAATGTTGGCGTAATCAAATCACTAGACGATTTAGAAGAACTATGTGATTTAGCTGTCAGAGCATTAGAAGAAATAATTGATTATCAAAGATATCCTATTAAGGCGGCTGAAATATCTACAAAGGCAAGACGGTCTTTAGGTATAGGATATATTGGACTAGCTCATTATTTGGCAAAAAACAAAGTATCTTATAACAGTAAAAAGGCTTGGAAACTAGTACACGACCTAACAGAAGCATTCCAATACTACTTGTTGAAAGCAAGTAATGCACTTGCTAAAGAGCGTGGAGCATGTGAGTACTTTAACAGAACTAAATATGCAGACGGCATACTTCCTATAGATACATATAAAAAAGACGTTGACGAATTGGTGGATAATAAATTACGATATGATTGGAATAATCTCCGCAATGACATTAAGAAACACGGGCTACGGCACAGCACATTGTCCGCACAAATGCCTTCAGAGAGCAGTTCCGTTGTGTCGAATGCAACAAACGGAATTGAGCCTCCTAGAGGATACTTGTCCGTTAAGAAAAGCAAGAAAGGGCCTCTTAAGCAGATTGTTCCGCAGTATTATTCATTAAGAAATGATTATACATTACTTTGGGAAATGACAAGCAACGAAGGTTACATAAACATAGTTGCTGTAATGCAGAAATTCTTTGATCAAGCTATCAGCGGTAACTGGTCATACAATCCAACACAGTATGAAAATAACGAAGTACCAATGAGTGTGATGATAAAAGACTTATTAACAACATATAAACTAGGATGGAAAACATCATACTATCAAAATACATATGATTTTAAAACTGATCCTAGTGAAATACAAGAAGAAGAAAACAAGCCAGTTGAGAGGGCAGAGTTTTCCGGCACAGACGAGGAGTACGAAGAATATTGTGAAGCCTGTGCAATATAGGTTGACAACAATGTTTGATCAGTGTACACTTAATATACAGTAAAAGGAATAGAAATGGCTAAAACAGTTTTTAACAAGGACAAGGTTGACTTCACCAAACAGAACATGTTCTTTGGTGCAGATCAAAACACACAACGATATGACGTATTCAAGTTTCCAGTGTTTGATAAATTAAATCAAACCATGCTTGGGTATTTTTGGAGACCAGAAGAAGTAAGTTTACAGAAGGACAGAGCAGATTATGCTAACTTTCGTCCTGAGCAAAAACATATTTTTACTGCAAATTTAAAATACCAAACACTGCTAGATTCGGTGCAAGGCCGCGGACCTTGCCTTGCTTTCTTGCCTCATGTGTCTCTTCCTGAACTAGAAGGTTGTATTGTTACTTGGGACTTTTTTGAAACTATCCATTCACGTTCATATACACACATTATGAAAAACGTGTATGCAGATCCAAGTGAAGTATTTGATACTATTCTTGATGACGAAAAAATCCTTGAACGTGCCACATCAGTAACAAAACATTATGATGCATTTACTGAAGCGGCTGATAACTTAATTCATCTAAAAGAAGGCACAATGGCGGACGTCAAAAAGAAATTGTTCCTTGCAATGATGACTGTAAACATTCTCGAAGGACTTAGATTCTATGTAAGTTTTGCATGTACTTTTGGCTTTGGAGAGTTAAAGTTAATGGAAGGCAGTGCTAAAATAATTTCACTTATTGCTAGAGATGAAGCACAACATTTAGCTCTTTCAACACACGTTCTTAAATTATGGTTGCAAGGTAAAGATGATCCTCAAATGGCAAAGATTGCAAAGTCGTGTGATAAAGAAGTTTATGAACTATGGAAATCATGTGTTGAAGAAGAAAAGGCTTGGGCAGAATATTTGTTTAAAGACGGATCAATGATCGGATTAAACGCACAGTTGCTACACCAGTATGTTGAATATATTGCTAATCGTAGATTAAAAGCACTAGGATATGATGCTATATTTGATCAGCCTGTGAATACAAATCCACTTCCGTGGACACAGCATTGGCTATCGAGTTCTGGATTACAAGTAGCACCGCAAGAAACTGAAGTAGAGTCTTACATTGTCGGGGGCATTAAACAAGATGTAACTAAAGATGTATTGAAAGGATTTAGTTTATGATAGAAGTCCAGGACAATTTATTTCCTGAAGAACTTTTAACACGCACTTTTAATTATTTTGAATCATACAATGACTGGGACGAACTTCCTGATAGTCCTGAAGATGAAGATCTATTTACTTTAGGCAAGCCATTCGAAAGAAATTTTGAACCAATTGCTTATGAATTTATAGAGCTACTAGATCAAAAAGATTTCAAAAGATGCATCTATAATTGTTTTCGTCCTGGCGATTGTCCGCAGCCACATGTGGACAGTAGTTCTTGGAACGGGCATACATATATGATATACCTGAGTCCAAATTGGGACGTAACAATGGGTGGCGAGACTATTTTTATAGAGGGCCAAGAAATTTTCCGCACAGTTGTTCCTATTTTTGGAAGACTGGTAAAATTTAAATCGGAAATACCTCATGCGGCAAGACCACCGCTTAGAGGGAAAAGATATAGTTTAGTGTTTCAAACACATCCGATAGGACTTGAAACATTAGGCCAAATTGGTTTTTGAAAGGATAGTAAATGAGCGTTGAGATATGGGGTAAACCTGCCTGTCCATCTTGTATGAAAGCAAAAGCATTATGCGAATCAAGAGGATTTAGCTTTACCTATAAAGAACTTGGAAAAGATTTTGATAGAGATGAAGTTTTCGAAAACTTCCCTGGTGCTAGAACATTTCCACAAATCAAAGTACATACACATGTTGTAGGTGGCTATGAACAGTTTGTGAAATACATTGAAGATACCGGATACAATGGAACAGGACACGGATAATGTTAGTTGAAGGTCCTTACAAAGAAAATGATACTATTTCTATCAAAATTACTTCAGGTGAAGAAATAGTAGGCAGATTAGTTGAAGAAACTTCTGCACACGTTAAACTAAGAAAACCTATGATGGTTGTAATGGCGGGACAAGGTATTGGACTTGCTCCTTATATGTTCACTAGTGGTAGTGAAGATATGCGTTTTAATAATAACCTTATTGTTACTAAAGCAAAAACCATTGAAGATATCAACAAAAAATATCTAGAAACAACTACAGGTTTAAAACTTAATTAAAAGGAGATAAATATGAGTATACATGAACAAATCGTTCAAGCGTTTAACAACTACGTAGCTGAACAAGAGTCTTTTGAAACAAAAGGTGTAAAAGCTGCGGCGGCCCGTGCAAGAAAAGCACTAGGCGACCTTGGTAAACTTACAAAAGAAAGACGTAAGGAAATCCAAGAGAAGAAAAATAATATGTGATCAGATATGGCTATGCAAGGTGGTCAAACCTTCAAAGAAGAAATAAAGCCAAATAAAAAATACAAACCATATAAAGGAATCGGTCGACTATATCACGGTCGGCCGGTTGTCTTCTATGCGACTGACGATCCAGAATTTCAAATGTGGGTACACAGACGAAAAGAAAGAATCCGATTAGGTGTCATTTCTCTGTTCTGGATATCATTTGCATACATTGTGGGAGATATTTTTTATTTGCAAGTATATAAAGAAATGGTTGACAAGACGATTCGTTATATGCTATAAATATAGTACGATGTAGAAGCAATTCGAAAGGTGAACTGGACCCGGGGGCGGTACCCGGCAGCTCCACCATAAGGACATTGAATGGAAGTTATATGGCACATTCTACTTACTGTTTGTTTAGGCTCGACCTGCCTAGAACAGGACATACAGTGGTTTGACACTGAAGTAGAATGTAACGAAATGCTAACTGTGTATACAGAAATGCCAGCAGATGGTGACTGGGATACAGTTGAATATATTTGTAAACCAGTTGGGTCAATGTCTTTATGATGGGGCTGAAATAGGATCGACAGGCGGTGATTAGGAAAGTGGAGTCGTCCGGCGCAAGCTCGGTTAACGCAAGAAAAACTACAAATGCAAACGATAACTTTGCACCTGAAGCGTTCACTTCTTTGGACATGTCCATGGATCGTGAACTTATCGCAGCCTAGGTTGTGAGCTTCGCGGTATGGTTCCACCGGGCAACAGAACGGGCCACATTTTATCTTACTAACCAATCCAAAAACCAGAACCAGGGTATATAGATAAACTCAAAACAGGTTTTGGTAATATTCTACGTGGATATTTAGACTCTGACGGTTGACTTTTGCCAAAACTTATAGTATAGTGTAACTATGAGTAAAATATTTTTAGTAATATCTTTCGTTAGCATGTTTAGTGATGTGGGTCAAACTTTCATCACTGACAGAACTTTTGATTCTTTTGAAGAATGTTCTGTACATGAAGTATAC